CCATGTTAGCTCCTCCTATATCTGTGATAATTCGGGTATCTCCGTTGCGTCCGTTACGGCTGCCGTGATCGGGGCTGTGCTGAAGGATACCGAAACAGGCGCAGAACCGCCGCTCCCGCCTATCTCCACGTCGCCGAGATACTGCTTGACCTTACCGTCCTGCTCGGTGACGTAATATACCGTATCTGCACTGTGTTCCGAGCTGTCATATTCCTCGCTGCTGGTGCGTACTATTTTTGTTCCGCCTAATGCTGAATCAATTCCGCCTATTGCCTTATCGATCTTATCAGCATTTGCGTTGTAAACGCCCTCGTCAAATAAGTCCTGCGGATCCAGTTTCTGCAAATCGATATTCTGCGTATAACTAGCCAATTTTACCGCCTCCCGTTCGCTTTCCGATTATCAGGTAATGTATTTTGAAAGTGTGACTTCCGCTGTCGTCAGAACCGTGCATTATCTTGAAATCATAGTAAAGCTTATTGTTTTCATACTTATAAACAAATTCGTTTCCGATAACATTGCTGTCGCCGTAATGGTCTCCGAAGTGTTTGAATCCGAAATCGCATGAGGCTATTACCGCTATGTCAGTTATATTTGACGGAAGATCTATGCTGAATGAATTGCTCCACCAGTTTACACCGTTGCCCGAAAAATCCGGGGTCTTGACCGTCTGTACGCCCCATTTCAGCACAAGATTTTTCAGTCCGTTACCGTTTAAAAGCTTGTAGAACGACGATATATCTGCTCCCTTATTGGACTGAAACAGCGCCTCCGCCTCACCAAGTATGTGACCGCCGTAATTGCCCATACTGTCCTTGGCGATCAGAGGATCTATGACATTCTGCGTCTGCATTATCGTTGTGTTCAGCTCTTCGGCGGAAGGTCTGATATCCAGCACCTTTTTACATATCTCATCTACCTGTTCACCGGAATAACTTAGTTCGTAGTCCTTTTCGTTGTAAAGCAGATTCACAAGCTCCGTAAGATCTGCGACCTGTGTTTCCAGCTGAGCGATACGTTCCTCCGGCGTTTTCTCATCTCCCACTGTGACGTCAAGCACTTCATTTTCGCCCATAAATTAACCTCCTATCTGTTCTTCAATGTCTATTCCCACGGACTTTATCTGTGCGGACAGTCCGCCGTCAAAGCTGAATGCAAGTCCTGTTACGGGGATATTATACGCATTGCCTGAGTTGTCAACATAGCATATCACGTCCCCTATATCAAATCTGGGGTCGCCCAGCCGGTGATAGATCTCAGCCGTATACCACTCAAATCCGGACACAATAATTCTGTGCCATAGTGATTCCATAAGTATATCCGTCATAAAGGGATTGTCAAATTCAAGCACCCTGCCCGCCGTCGTGTCGGTGTTTCCCCGTGTCAGAGCAGCGCTGTTATTGATGTGACAGATAAGCCCTATGATCTTATTCGGACGTTCCGACAGTGTGGGCATATCAATAGTGTTGTTGTCAAATGTCTTGACAGGTGTTCCGTACCATTTGCGGACATATTTCCCGCTTCGGTCTATGAAACCGAACTGCCCCTGTGCTGAGGCTATATATGATAAAACTTGCCGCACAGTTGCGCCGTCGGGGATACTGCTGATCTTGAAATCAAAGCCTTTGACTTTCAGACGGATTTTTCCCATTCCGTAAAGCTTCAGCCTGTTCTTATCGTTGATGTATGACGATCTCGCATAGTCATTTCCGTTGACGATTCCCAGCTGGGCGCATATATCGTCCTCGATAAGCTTTGCCTGACACGGTAATTTTACAGCAGGCTTGTACTGCTTATCCGAAAAATACAAAACGTCGCACAGCGTAATGTCCGTACCGTCGCCGTTCTTTTTGGAACGAATGCATGTGAACTCTCCCATAGGTATCTTCACTCCGCCCATTATGTCATTCAATCCTTTTATCTGATCGACGGTCATCATAGACAATTCGCCGTTGGTGAACGGGTGCAGGTCTTTGAAACGCACAGGCTCAGCGTTGAAATCCTTGAGATAAAAATACAACTTGAAGCGGCTGCCGATAAATTTCTTGTTTTCGGGATTATACACAGACAGCGTCCATTGCCCCGCACAGACCGCCCCGAACTCTATGTCGTCCGAGCTTGCTGTGGACTGCATATCGCTGTTTGCTGTCATTACCGCCGTGCCCATAAACGCCTCTTGGGTATCTATGTTTTCTATGTAGATACGCCATGTTCTGCAATAACTTTCTATTTTCCGGACTATTGTTTCGTTATCGATCATCAGCATTTTAATGCCTACCTTTCAATAAGATTTACAGCGATGCCCTTGATAAGCCTGCGTTTTTCATTCCAGCCCCATACTTCATATGTGGGGTCGTTTGCATATACTGTATAGCTTTTTTCGATAAAGGTCTCGTCTAACAGCGTTGCCGTAAAAAACGGCTTGTTCTGATTTGAAATAAAGTTATTTATACTACGTACTTCCTCACCCGTCAGACCGAACCATTTAAAAGATATCGTCTTTTTTATACCGATAATGTCCCCCACAAGCAGGCAGTTCGCTCCTCTGCCCGTATTTTCAGACCATAGCTTATTGTTTGTAAAAGACACCTCAGAGGGAGTGGGCATATCAATGTTGTCAAACTTCAGTCCTGTTGAGATCATATATCCGTCCTCCTTAAACGTTCAGCGGCGATCTGCCGTTGAGCCTGGTCTTATCGTTTATACGTTCTATGACTTTGTCTGTTATTGGCTTGCTGTCGAGGTAAAGATTTGACGTAAATTCTATCTTCTGGCTCCTGCCCGAATTGCCCGCCAGTATAGCTTTGTATACCGCTCCCTCCACAGCCTGCGCTATCGCATCGGTTATCTGACTGTTATTTGCAACAGCAGTTCTGCCGCCTATTGTGCCTACCATTTCGGGACCCGCCTCACGGGCGATAAATACCTCACCGTAATCGGGAAAACCTCCGTCGGCGTATGCGTTGCCTGCAAGATGACTGCCGAAGCCCTCCCAGAAGCCCCACCAGCCCCCTGAGGAATTGTAAACGTCAGATATGTCGGAAATACCTTGTCTTAGTGAATTTAAGCCGCCTTGAAGTCCGTCGATAGCCCACCAGACGCCGTCGTACAATTCCTCTCCTCTTTCTTCCCAGAATCTCCCCCAGGTATTATAGCCTACCTTGATATCGTCCCAGCGTTCCAGAAACCAGTCCTTGACTGAGGTTATTTTAGGAGCAAGAAAATCATAAAGCTGTTCGCCTTTGTTTTCCCAGTATTTATTCCAGCCCCTGAAACCGCTTTTTATCTTATTCCATGCGCCGTGAATGCCGTCGTATAAATCTTCGCCGCATTCTTCCCAGAACTCCGTCCAGTCTGAACCTATACCCTCCCAGAATTCTGTCCAGCCGCTGCCAAATAGTTTTTCCACTCCGCCCTCTGCCGTTTCAAGCAGAGGATACCAGTCGCCGTTTTCAATGCCCTCATACATTCCCTCTCCGACGTCCTGCCAGAACTCGCTCCATTCGTCGCCGAAAAGCGATCTTATTCCTCCGTCCAGAGTTTCAAGCAAAGGCAATGGATCGTGATTTTCAAATGCGTCGTATACTGCGCCGCCCACATCTTCCCAGAAATCTGTCCAACGGTCTCCGAACAGAGACCTTACTGTCCCCTCCGCCGATTCAAGCTTGGAAACAAAGCTGTCGCTGAACACATCGACTTTAAGCGCTGCTCCCCTTGCCGCCTTGTTCTGGACGTCTGAAATATCTCCGCTGATACCTGAAAGTCCATCTGAAAAAGCGTCAAGGTTTGCAATGTCGTCGGAATTTATAAGCTGACTCATAATTGAACCGCTTCCGCTGTCCAGTATGTTTATCTCGTCAAAACCCGCAAGGGAGCTTGTCGCCTCTGACAGCTCGCCCATAGCGTCTGTTGTACCGTCTATGCTTTCCGCCGCCGTATCGGCTGCCGACTGAGTGCCGTCAAGTCCGTCATACAGCGATTTAAGACTTTCTGAGGCTTGTTCGGCGTCGGTATTTATATCGGATATGCCTGTATCGTCTCCGAACGAGGTAAGCAGAGCGATAGCTCCCGCAGCAAGAGCTATCCAGCCGAACGCAGATCTCATGACCGTTCCCAGCGTTACAGTCTGAGGGATAAGCAGCGCCTGAACTGCGTACAGTCCCGTCTTGGCAATAGCAAGTCCCTTTACGGCTAAAGTGACAGCGGGGACAGCCACAGCCGACATCAGACACACTTTAAGAAACATCTGCGAAATGGGATTGAGATTATTGTACCAGGCAGCCGCCTGAGCCGCTCCGTCGGCAAGCTTTGTCATTATGGGAGTTACCGCCTGCACTCCAGCCGAAAGCATAGGCAGAGCCGTCTGAACAAATGGAAGGAATGCCGTACCTATTTCGATCTTAGCCTTTCGTATCTCGTTTTGCAGAAGTCTGTACTGATTTGCGGGACTGTCGATAGTCCTTGCAAGATCTCCCTGCGCTGTTGAAGTCTGCGACATAATCGCAATGTACCTTCCCAGTACCTTTTGCTGATTGGTAAGCTCCGCTCCCGTTTCTGCTATGCCGTATTTATAGGCGTACTGCTTGACGGTGTTTTCGTCCACAAGAATGCCCAGAGCTTTCAGCGGCTCGGTCTCGCCCGTAAGACCTGTTCTCAGCTTTGTAAAAGCCTCCTCGCTGTCGATATTATAAAAGCTTGCCATATCCTGAGAAAGCTCTGTAATGCTTGTGGAAAGGCTGTAAGCCTGCTCCTCGGTAAGACCCATAGAGCTTGTCATTGTGTACAGGATACCTGTATTTTTACGCAGCTCCACAGCGTTCAGACCGAGACTGTCCGACAGTTCGTCAGACCACTCACGTGCCTTGTCGGAATATCCGCCCAAGGAAGTCTCAAAAAGGCTGTCGCTTTCAACGGCGTCCATAGCGTCGGTGATACTGTCCTTTATAAGCTTGCCTAATCCCAGTGCGGCAATGCCCGAAGCGATCTTCCGGAATGCTCCCAGAACGTTTTCGGAGGTCTGCTCCGCCGCCTCGCCAACGCCCTTTACGGACTTTTTTATATCGTCGTTACTGTGTTTAATACTTCGTTTAACGTCCTCCGTGCCGCTGGATACTTTCCGTGATACGCTGTCCGTCTTGTCGGAAACATTACGCTCTATCATACTCCAAGCCTCGGTAAAGCTTTCCGACTGGTTCATTCCCTGCTGACGCAGAATTGCGGCTATGCTTGCCGCCTTTGAACCGCAGGTACGCTCGGTATTGGCAAGTATGTCCGCAATGCGCTTATCGGCTTTGCTGAAACCGTCCGACGTTTTCTCCGCACTTTCGCCTAAATTGCAAAGATCCTTTTCGGACTGTCTGATCTTTGCGGTCAGATCGCTGTTCTGCCCCGAAATAACTACCTTTAATTCTTCGGTCGCCAATTCTTATCACCTTGCCTTTCGCTGTTGAATTTAGCTGCAGCCGACATCTGAGCCTTGATAAGCTTCCAGTCCTGAGAGGTATCTCTCCGCTTTTCCGTAACGGGGTACGCCGTTTCAATATCGGGGAAATCCTTTGGCGCGTGAACTGCGTAGGAAATAAGCTTGGCAAGGGTATAATCAAATCTTGCCCGCTCCTCTATACGCTGTATATCGCATTCGGACTTCGCCTTAATAGTATCCGATACCTCTTTGAGCGACATATCCCAGAAATCAAAGCAGGATATGCCGCATTTAAGAGCCTCGGGATAGATCCTGTCAATAACTTCGCTTACTGAGGTTACTTCATGTTCTCGGGTGCGCTCTCCGTTTCCTCCGCGGGAGCCGCCCTCTTCATAAAACCCGAGACGGTGTAGACCTCCTTGATGACGTCGATAAGCTCCTCCAGCTCCCTGCCCTCGTCTATGAAATCGTCAAGCAGAGACATAGCCTGTTCAAAGGTCGCACCGTGATGAAAACGCTGGAGAGACGCCCATATCACAGTCGTAAGGACATTAAGGCTGTCCAGCTTTGTCCAGGCACGTATAAGGGAAAAGCCCAGCTTCTTTTCCGCCTCGATAGCCGCCGAGACCGAGATCTTAAGCTTATATGTCTCCCCGCCTACCGTAAGAGTTGCAAAAGGGATATTTTTCATAGTGTATTACCTCCGTAAATCTCGGGACAAGCCTTATGCCTGTCCCGCAATATTTTCTTCTACCTTGCTTTCGACGGACGTCGTAAGCGTGAATTTAAGAGCCTCCGCTACTCCTGCGCTGCTACGCTTAACGGAGATCCCGCCCAGCCACAAATGACTGTCACCGTCTGGATATGTAAGCCTGAACCATTTGGACTCTCCTGCCGTCTGAGCCGCTTTAAGCACGGCATACGAATTAAGCACCTGCTCCTCCGTTGCTTTGTCGTCCTTGTTGTAGTAAAAGCTGAATTCCAGTGAACCGTAATCGGTGAGCTTGCTGTCAATAGTCCTCTTATTTGAATCGTTAAAGTTCGTAACGTCAAGCTTTTCAGACGTTCCGCCCATATCCGGCACCTGATACAATCCGTAAAGCGGTTTGAACGTACCGTCCTTTGTGTCGCTGATCTCCAGCTTGATCCCCTGTGAACTGTATTCCATTATATTTAACTCCTTTCGTATACCATGAATGTTTTTTCGTCAACCGTTCCCGAGAACGTCATTGACCGCCGCCATAGGTATTCCTCATTCGGTGATGATGACGATATTCTGCGGAAACCTGTCTTTATCATAATCTCCGAGATCTTGCAGGCTATCTCCTCACATTTCTCCCTTGTACAGGAATTATCCCACACGTCAAGCTGTACCGAGATACCCGAAAAACGTTCCTCGCCGTTCAGAATTACAGCGGAAGAATTGCTTATTTCAGAAATAGTGACAAGGGGAAATTCCGCATTACCTTTGGGAAACGCCAGCTCGATATTACCGCAGGCAGGAGATATAAGCTCCGCTATATGGGGATTTATGTCATGCATTATTTTTCAAGCTCCTTTCTGATAAGTGCGCCGAATATGCCCTCCATCTGCTCCTCCCCCGCCCTTGCCGCAGGACGCATAAACGGACGGGGCTCCATACCGTGCGTGGTGTGGAACTGCCCGTCCGTACCCATATATGTCCAGCTTTTCTTTGTGGTGTGAGAGACTTCGGGGTCTCCCTTTGTGCCTGTACCGTACTCATTGAAGATAGCGTGATCGCAGCCGGTGTAGACCTCTGCTGTGCGGTCTTTTACCTTTCTGACCTTTATGCTGTCCTGAAGATCGCCGCCCGCCTGCTCTGCAGCGGGAGCCGAAAGCTTAGCCTGACTCTGTACAAGACTTGCAGTCCTTGCAATACCCTTGTCTATCAGACTGTCGTCCGCAATTCCGTCAAGCTTGGCGAGCAGACTGTCAAGACCCTTTACCTCAATAGTTTTCACAGTCTTTCCCCTGTTATAACATAATGATCTGAATATTTGCAAACGGATATTACTTTAAATTTCCGTTCGCTGCCGTCTGTAAAAATATCACCGTCAAGGACTTTGAAGTCCCCGTTTTTCAACGCAGTCAGTTCAGCCATATTCTTTATACGATCTCCGTAAATTTCGGCGGACAATTTATCCGAAACAGGCTTTGATACCGCCTGAAATCGACATATCTCCCTTTCCTGCAAGCTTGTGCCCACATAACCGTTAGGAGCTTTCTCCGTTCGTAACAGACTAAAGCTTTTCAGATCTCTGTTCATAAGTCTCACGAATGACACCGACCTTTCTGGGATAGTTTTTCAGCCTCGACCTTATCTCGTCAGGAAGTCCGTCAATAAAGCTGCGTGAGATCCCGCCCTCGGAGCGTGAGCTTTCGCCCTCCGCTCCCTGACGGTTGAAAATAATTACCGCTAATTGGACTTGGGCGCTTACAAGCCTTTCAGGCAGCGTATCACGCCCTATTTCGTCCAGTATACAGTCCTTTGCGGCTTCAAGCAGATAATCCGCTTTATCTTCGGATATTTCCGCAGGCGCAAGCGCCGCTTTAAAAGCCAGTACGGCGTCCATAGCTCAGCCCTCCTTACGTTCCCGCAGCAGTAGATATTTTAATACCTTTAAGCACTCCCGCCTTTTTGGTATTTTTAAGCGCAACGCCCGCAACAAGCTCGACATCGCCCTTTTTAACAGCTCCCGGCGCATTCAGATCGGGCATATGCGAGGAAATGACCTTATTGCCTGTGGGAGATATACCGCAGAATGCGTCTATACCGATCTTAACGGCATATATAGCGGAGGTCCCGTCGCTCTCGGTCTTTACTATATCGGCGGACTTAGTGCCGTCATAATACTGTCCGCAGTCCATAAGCGGAATGCCGTTATAGTTTTCAACTACCCTGCCGAACCCGTCTGTGGAGCGTCCGTAATAGCCTGCTCTTCTGGCGCAGGAACGCACCTTTG